CGGTTCCTGCCCAGAGCGGCACGCTTGTCTATGACGGCAACCCGAAGACTCCTTCGTGGAACGCCGCCTATGATTCGGCAAAGATGACCGTTTCCGTGACGGCCGCTACCAACGCAGGAACTTACAGCGCTACCTTTACGCCGACTTCCAACTACAAGTGGTCCGACGGAAGCACCGGAGGCAAGACAGCATCGTGGACGATAGGCAAGGCCGTGAACAGCGTGACCAATTCGCCGAGCTCCATCGTGCTGAAAAGCAGTGCCAAGACCGCAACCTTTACGGTGAACCGCAAGGGCAACGGTACGATCACAGCCACCTCGAACAACACGAGCGTCGCGAAGATCAAATCCGTCAATCAGTCCAGCGGGCTTGTGACGGTGGAGAGCGTGAATGATACGACCGGCAACGCGGTCATCACAGTGAAGGTGGCAGAGGGGACAAACCATAAGGCAGCCTCTGATACCACGGTTTCCGTAACGGCGCAGTTCGTGACCATTTACGGCGTTGAATGGGATTGGACAAGCGGCGGCTCCACCAGAGGCAAGCGCACGGACGCGGCCGCCGGCTTTGCCGAACCGAACCCCGCAGTAAACAATGGCGGAGGTTCTTCTCCCTTTGACGGCAAGATGCCGTGGAGCGGTATGGTCAAGGAGACTCGCACAGGCGGTGTTGAGGTCAAGGAGCCGAAGTATTGGTTCAAGTGGACCAAGACCGGCAAGAAGCTGAAGCTCCAGATCGCAGACGGTCCCGTTGCGGGCTTCTCCGTTGACCCTGTAAACAGGGACCGCGGGGACGGCCTTGGCGAGCTGGACTACTCCTACATCGGCCGTTATCACTGCGCCAGCGGTTATAAGTCCACCACGGGCGCCGCTCAGCAGGTAAACATCACGAGAAGCCAGGCGAGAACCGGCATCCATAACCTCGGTGCTAACTTCTGGCAGATGGATTTCGCTCAGTTCTGGTATGTGAACATGCTGTTCCTTGTGGAGTTTGCCGACTGGAACGGCGAGCGCATCGGCAGAGGCTGCTCTACGAACGGTTCCAAGATGAACAACGGTCAGACCGACGCGATGGGTTACCACACCGGTACGACCGCGGCAAACCGCGACAGCTACGGCTTTACGCAGTATCGCAATATCGAAGGCTGGTGGGACAATGTTTATGACTGGATGGACGGCTGCTATTACAACAATAACGGCCTGAATGTAATCAGCAATCCCAACAACTTCAGCGACAGCGCGAATGGCACGCTGGTCGGCACGCCCTCTTCGGGCTATCCGTCCGACTTCACCATTCCGACAGCAAGCGGTCTTGAATGGGCGCTGTTCCCGAGCGCGGCAAACGGCAGTCAAACGACCTATGTCCCGGATTACTGGTACTACTACGGTGGTTACCCGTGCCTGTACCATGGCGGTAGCTATGACCAGTACCAGAATCACGGTCCGTTCTGCGTCTACTACTACAGTACGTCGTACTCGAGCGACTACGTCGGCTGTCGCCTCCAGGAACGCCCGCCAAAGGCGGCGTGACTGTTCCCCTGAAGAGGTAGGGGTGCAGGGGTGAGGGGGCCGCAGCCCCTTCCCCTTGCATTTCACTGATATTTTTAAGAAAACAATAATTTTACATTTGGGGTCAACTGTGCAGCAGACGATGGTCCCGGATAACTGGAACTTCAACGGTAGTAACCCGTGCCTGTACCATGGCGGTAACTATAACCAGAACCAGAATCACGGTCCGTTCTACGTCAACTACAACAGAACGTCGAACTCGAACGACAACATCGGCTGTCGCATCCTTGCTAAGCCACAGGCTAACCCTCCATTTGGTAGTAGGGGTTCCTCACCCTTTCTATATCGCACGGTTGACCGCACAGCACTTGCTGAAGAAAAGCCGACAGGACACAGCTTAGTACACTTCGGGCCAGGTCTCGCCTTGGAACACCCCGCGGCGCTGGAACGGTTGTGAGGCTACAAGGAGGAAAACATCCCTGATGAAACGAGTTCGAGTTTACAAAGAGATCATATCGGACGAAAACCTTCGTCTGGCAATTCAGGAAGTGAATGCCGGCCATCGGCGAAACGGCAATCACAGCCTGAACAAAAAGGTCATTGAGATCGAAAATAATATGGATGAATATGTGGAGAAGCTCCGAGCGTTCATCCAAGGTCTGGTCGACGGAGACGAGCACATGCACCCTCCCCTTAAGCGACGGCGCTGGGACCGCAACGCGGACAGCGGTAAAGGCAAATGGAGAGACATCAACGAGCCGCTTCTGTGGCCGGACCAATATGTTCACCACGCTGTTGTGCAGCCGATGATCCCGCACATTATGCGGAGCATGGACCGGTACTGCATTGCAAGCGTCCCCGGCCGAGGGAACTCCTACGGCGTCAAGGCATTGAAGAAGTGGATGAAGAATGATGTGGAGGGCACGAAGTATTGCTGCGAGTGCGACATCTACCACTGCTTTGAGGAGCTTGATCCGCCGTATGTCATCGAAGCCTTGAAGCGGGTGTTCAAGGACACCGAAACGCTCTGGCTGTGCGACGCCATTATGGAATACGGAGTCCTCATCGGCGCATTCTTCTCCGCATGGTTTCTCCATTTGACACTCCAGCCCTTAGACCTGATGATCCATCAAAAGCAGTATGGCGTATCACACTATCTGCGGCAGATGGATAACTTCACGATCTTCGGTTCCAACAAGCGAAAGCTGAGGAAGCTGCTGGAGGATATCAAGAAGTGGCTTGCCGAGATCGGAATGAAGATCAAAGGTAACTGGCAGATATTCCGCGTCGGGTTTACGCCCAAGGTCGAAAGAGCGCATCAGGCTTTGCCGAAGAAAAAGCAGCGGCACCGCCGTCCGCGCTTACCATCAGCTCTGGGATACCGATTCGGACACGGTTACACGATCTTGCGAAAGCACAATCTATTCCGGCTCAAGCAATCGCTTCATCTTTACTACTACCGGCGAGACAGGAACCGAGTCATCTCGTTCAAGAGGGCTTCGGGGCTGATCTCACGGCTCGGACAGCTTCGCAAATGCAATCATCAGCAGGTTTTGGACAGGCATTACCAGCCAAAGACGATGTTTGCACTGAAGAAAGTCGTCCGAAAGGAGTGCAGAAGACTTCAGGCATTATATCCGCCATACCAGGCGGCATAAAAAGGAGTGATTTTCATGAAAGTACAGGGAATGGTCAACCCCGGCAGCTTTACTGTGGAAGAGATCCCCGGTACCAAACGAAGTCTTGTCCGTCTCTACCAGAATGTGGAGGCGTGCAAGATCTCTAAGGATGCCGAGGACAAGGAAGGCCTTGACGGGTTCCAGTATGACGAATACCGCGTTGAGGTCGAGAGTTGGCCCGGACTTGCTGCCAGCGTGCGGGAGAACTATGACACCTACCTTGCAAAGGGTAAGGACAACGAGATCGACCGCAGTAACGATGCGTTGTTCCGCGCTCAGAAAAACACAGACTCCATCGTCCAGGATACGGACGCGATGAGCGTGGATCACGAATACCGACTGACCCTGCTTGAGCTGGGTCTCTCGGAATAATTGAGAAAGGAGGAAAACGACTATGCTGTATCGCACTCTGAAGCGCATGATCGAGCGCGGCCAGACCAACGGCCTTGAGGAAAAGATCGACATTTTCTTCGCAGCCGGCAAGCTGACCGAAAGCGAGTATCAGGAGCTCATCGCCATGCTCAAGGCAGAATGAACGCACCGGAGGATTGAGATGTGACTATTCAAGAGATTTTAGCCGGCGGGGGCGGTCTGCTCCTGATCCTTATGACCCTGGTGCAAATCGCCCCCGTCAAAATCAACCCCTGGTCAGCACTCGCCAAAGCCATTGGCAAGGCGATCAATGCTGACATTTCAAAGCGCCTCGACGAGATCGAGAAAAAGCTGGACTCACATATCAAAACGGATGATCAAGGCCGGGCCGATGACTGGCGAGCGGCGATCCTTCGCTTTAACAATGAGCTGCTTCGTCCGATCCGTCATACGAAGGAAGAATTCGTAGAGGTACTTGGGTATATCGACAAGTACGAGCATTATTGCGAAAAGCACCCTGAGTATCCAAACAGCCGCGCGGAAATTGCCATTGAGAACATTCGAGAGGTGTATAAGGTCCGGCTGAAGAAACGAGACTTCCTTCAGGACGAGGATAAGAAGGAGGTGGCGGCGCTGTGAGCAGGTGGGGCATCGGCCTTTCCGAGAAAATGAAAGCCTGCAAAGAAGCAGAACCGTTCACTGATATTTTGGAGGGGGATGGGGGCGTTCCTGAAAAGGACCCCCCGTCTTCTTCCAAAGCAGGGTTCAAGGTCACCACGATGAAGATTATCGTGTGGGTCTGTATTCTCAACGGACTTGCATGGGTATGGTGCAGCTATATCCTTGCATTGCTCGGACGGGAGCAGATCGCAGAGGCTTTGTCACAGGTCGCGCTCAAGGAGATCATCGGCGTTGTGCTGATCTACGGTCTCAAGGCGCTGTTTGAAAACCTGAGCAAGAACAACTCATGGCCTGACAAGGGAAATTCTACTCCGCCTGAAGACGGAGTGGGATAACAGGAGGAAAAGAATATGGAGAGTGTACTGAACTGGTCTGTCATCATCAGCATCATTGGCGTGCTGGTGGTGCTGACGAACATTGTGGTACAGGTGCTCAAGAAAGTAACCTGGGACAAGCTGCCGACGAATGCTCTGGCGATGATCGTTTCGCTGGTGCTGACGCTCGGCGCTTTCTTTGCATATTGTTCCATCAAGGGGATCGCTGTTGTGTGGTATATGGTGTTTGCCGCGGTTGTCCTCGCGTTCATGGTGGCTTATGCGGCAATGTTCGGATTTGACAAGCTGAAAGAAGCTCTTGCGCAGATCCATAAGTAGTGATTAGAGGTCGAAAAAGGTGTAGGAGAGCCGGTTATTTCTTGACTACTCCTACACCTGTGGCCTAAAAGTGGCGTGGTGACTGGATTGGATGCTTCTACTATAGAAATGATCCAGAAAGGCAATTCCTCACGAGGAATCTCATAAATCTTATCAAAATGACAAATGATTTGTACAAACGCATTTTGGACAGCGTCTTCAATATCACTCGGCTCCTTCAGAATACGTGTAGCAGTGCGTTCCATTAAAGGACGGTACTGTTCATATATCTTTGTAAAAATTTCCTTATCTTCATTGCTCTCTAAAGTAGATAGAAGGAATGCTAACATAGTTTGATCCACCCTTGCGTATTTGAGATTCTGTATTTATGGCCGTGTTGGGTATAAAGGTTTATATATTAGATGCTGTTAGGCCTTAGAAATGGAGTCATAAATTATAGGCAGGACTTTTAGTGCCATAATACTTTTGAAAACGGATAACCTTAGCATTCAGTTCGTATGCTACTCCAATTGCTTTAGGAGTGTGCCACAGCTTTTATTTCATAGTATTACTATATGGGACGATTGAACAAGTTGCAAGAGCTTCTTTGAATTTGAATATATGAATAGGGACGCAGATTGATATTATTTTGAGCCGTCCATGTAAGAAAGAAAAACTGAAAAGTGAACTTCTTTGCTAAGTTTTATTTATATAGGAACTGCTACGGGCCAGAGTCCCGCAGCAGTTCCCGCTTGGTTAAGAATATCTCATTAGTTGATATTAGAGGTCAGTGCAAAGAGATCCGTGAGATCTTCAATCGCTTTTTTCTTGGCAATCTGAGCCGTCTTAGCACTAATGTTGAGTTCCTCTGCAGCATCTTCAATGGTCCGCCCGTCAAAAAAGCAGAGCCGAATCACATTGGCCTTTCTGCTGTCCAACATCCCAACATAGTATTCAATTCGGCCCTTTTTACGCTCCAATTCCAGTAGCTTTGCGGAAATCTCCTCTGAAATTTCAGAATTAGCGGCGGCGGCCTTCTGACGGTAATTCATTGCAATATAAAAGGTCTTATCTGAAACATGTCCTGGAGAGGAGCCGGTGCGATCTCCGCAGGCGTATGTCATTGCATCCA